ATGAGCAAGGCAACAGACCGTCAGCAACTGATCATCGAGCAATTGAGCGACCGTCGTAGCGCGACAGTGCCAGAATTAATGGCGCAATTTAACGTAAGCAGGTGCACAATTTTGCGTGACATTGAAATCCTCTCATGTTCTTACCCAATTTTCACGCAGCAAGGTGGCGGTGGCGGCATCCGTGTCGCGGACGGATGGTACATAGGTCGCCGTTACCTGCACAGTGATCAGGAAGCGTTACTTCGGGAGCTCCTCCCCGGACTGCAGCCGGAGGATCAGAAAACGATGCAGCGCATACTGGACGCCTTTGCCAAACCTAAAGTTAAGGAGGCAAACCGTTGAAGGCGGTTAAGGACGGAAACCACATCCGCATTTACGATGCCTACCTTATTCGAGAGTCGATCAAAGAGATCCCCGGGCGGTTTTACGATCCCGACGAAAGAACGTGGTCGGTGCCGCTCACCGCAGAGAATGCGAGCCTGCTGGCACTTTTGGGTGTCGAGCTTGAAAAGAACTTGGTTTTTCCTTCGGAGAGCACGGAAACGCTTGAAAAACTTGAAAAGCCAGTCGTTCCGATGCCAATCAAGGCAACTCCGTACCAGCACCAAATACGCGCATTCAACTTTGCTCTTCGACTCTTCGGAATAGGAGGCGATGCACAATGAAGGTCTATTGCGCCCAGTGCGGCGCAGAGATAGAACGAGCCAACCCCAGATCGCACAATTTCTGTTCTGTTGACCACCGAAATGAGTGGATGAGGCAGAACGTGGATTATGCGGAAATGGCTCGCGGACACAAGGCACAGCATTTAACCAAGCTCAATCGTGAGCGAAACCCGCACTGCCGCGTGGCGGATCGCGGGAAGCCGAATTCCAAAAAGGCACGGCAGGTAGCCGAAAAAAGCCTCGGTCGCCCGCTTGCCAAGGGTGAGATCGTTCATCACATGAACGGGATCGCCACAGACAACAGACCGGAAAACCTGCTGGTTATGCCGGATCGGGATCACAGAAGGCTTCACATGGCGCTGGCCATAGAACAGTACGAGGATGGTGGAGAGCATGCAGACAAGTAAAGGCTGCGCATTTTTGATGGATATGGGAACCGGCAAGACGATTACCACCATTGCCGTCGCCGGAGCACTTTACCAGCAGCGCAGGATCAGCCGGATGCTGGTGGTAGTACCAAAATCCATCGTCGATGTGTGGGACGAGGAATTCTGCAAATTCGCAAGTTTTCCTTACAACCTCGCTGTCCTCGACGGCAGCGGCGCAAGAAAAGCTGACACAATCCGCAACATGATCGGCACCGGCCTGCAGGTTATCGTGGTCAACTACGAAAGCTGCTGGAGGCTGGAAACCGAGCTCACACAGTGGAAGCCGGACATGATTGTCTGCGACGAAAGCAGCAAGATCAAAAATCCGCAAGCTAAGTGCAGCAAGGCACTCCACCACCTCGGCAAGATTAGCAGCTATAACCTGATTCTCACCGGAACGCCCGTAACCAACAGCCCGCTGGACTTTTTCAGCCAGTACAAATTCCTCGATGACAGCATCTTCGGTCAGAGCTTTTATAGCTTCCGCAGCTACTACGCCATCATGGGTGGTTATCAGGAACATCAGATCGTCGGGTATAAGCACCTCGCGGAGCTGGTGAAGAAAGCGCATTCCATAGCATACCGCATCCGCATTGATGAGGCAGTCGAGCTGCCGGAGTTCGTAGATGAAATACGTCCCATCCGGCTGGAGCCGAAGGCGCAGAAAATCTACGACGGCATAAGCAAAGACAGCTATGCCGAGCTCATGCAGGGTGAGGTTACGACGCGGAATGTTCTGACGCAGCTTCTCCGTCTCTCCCAATGTACAGGCGGTTTTATCCGCAACGATGACGGCGGAGACGCACAGCAGATCTCGACGGCAAAGCTTGAGGCACTGGAGGATATCGTGGACGAATGCGTTGAGCAAGGCAAAAAGGTCATAGTATTTGCTCGCTTCGTCCCGGAGATCGATGCGATCAGCAGGATGCTCACGAAAAAAGGCATCGGCCATGCTGTCATTAAGGGCGATGTCACCGACCGTGCCGAGCAGGTCGAAGCTTTTCAGAAGAACCCTGAAATCAAGGTGTTTATCGGGCAACTTGCCACCACAGGCATGGGCTTAACGCTCACGGCAGGAACCGTCGCGGTCTATTACTCGCTGGATTTCTCCTATGCAAATTATGAGCAGTCCAGAGCGAGGATCCGCAGGATCGGCCAGACGCAGCGCGGCGTCTACATCCACCTCGTCGCTCGCGGCACCATCGACGAACACGTCATGTCGGCGCTCCAGCATAAAGGCGACATCGCCAAAATGGTCGTCGACAACTATCAGTCAATTCTTGGAGGGACAAACCCATGAGTGAAAGCAGAATGCTTCACACCGCAGATACGCTGAAGGCACTGCGGGATAAGAAAAACGAGCTGCAGGCACAGCTCAAGGAAGTTCAGGCACAGATCGACGATGCCGAAGCTGTCCTGATTGAGATGATGACTACCGAGGAATGCTCCGGTTTCGACCTCAGCGGATCCCGTTTCAGTCTGGTCATCAAAGAATATCCCGGCGCGGTGCCGGAGGAAAAGGACGAGCTGTACGCGCAGATGCGCTTGCACGGTTTCGATCACCTGTTCACCATCAACACCCAGACGCTGTCCGCTACGGTGAAGGAGCTCAAATCCAATAACGATGACGTCCTTCCCGAATGGTTGGAGGGGCTCATTCGGATATACGAGCAGCCCAGCATCCGCGTCACAAAATCTAAATAATGAAGGAGATTACAGATATGTCTAACGAAAAGAACGAACTCATGACCACCGAGGCCAGCACCTACCTGACCGATCCGGTCAACCTCAACGAGCTGTTTTCCGAAGAGCTCGACGGCCTGCGCCCCAGCTTCGAGCGCATCAAGATTCCTGCCGGTGGCGGCATCAGCTACGAAGTACCCGGTGATGATCCCGACAGCCCCGATACGGCAAAGGAATTCACCGCCGTAATTCTGCATCATCACCCTGTGAACAGCTATTTCAAGGATAAGTTCAACGGTAGCAGCAATCCTCCCGATTGCGCCAGCATCGACGGCAAGGTCGGTGTTGTACGCGAGACCGGCGAATGCCGCGACTGCAAGAGCTGCCCCATGGCGCAGTTCGGCAGCGGAGAAAACGGAGGGATGGCATGCAAGCAGAAGCGCTGCCTGTACCTCCTGCGCGAGGGCGAAATCCTCCCGATCATCATGACCCTGCCCACCGGATCGCTCGGTGAGTTCACCAAGTATGTTACGCGCCTTGTCGCCAAGGGCAAGCATGCCAACAGCGTCGTAACGAAATTTGCCCTCAAAAAGGCACAGAACTCGACCGGCATTGCCTACAGTCAGGCGACCTTCGCCACTGTGAGAAACCTCACTCCCGCCGAGAAGCAGGCCATCGCGTCTATGAGCGCACAGGTCAAGGCCATGGCGAGCACCGTCGCCATCGAGGATGTGACGGATGAACCCATCCCCGTGGATCCCCAGACCAGTGAAGTGACCGAGCCCCTGAAGTAAGCATTTGACTTTGTCCGGAGGGATAACCTCCCTCCGGATCTTCATAGGAGGAAATACCATGATAACAAACGATATGAGGCAGCGGTATAGAACCGTTACCAGCCTCGACGAAATAAAAGACCTGCTTCGTGGCAAACCGACCGTCGCCTTCGACTTTGAGACATCGCCCACGGATGCGTGGCGCGGGGATGAATGGGCGGCACTGGACGCGCACAAGTCCGTGATCGCCGGATGCAGCTTAGCCACCGACGAAGACACCGTGTTCTATGTCCCGCTCGCGCACCGCGTTGGCAAGAACGCAGAACGTCAGGATGAGCTGTGGCAGTTTCTCAAGGATGAGATATTCGAGAGCAGCAGCGTGATGAAGATCGCGCACAACCTCGCATTCGAGGCGATGTTCCTTTACGCCAGAGGCATTGTTGTGCAGATGCCCTGCTATGACACTATCGCAGCGAGCCAGCTGACGCTGAAATCGTACTACGAATTCAGGGATTTGCATGACAGCGGACTAAAGACGCTGGTGCCGTCGCTATTCGGTGTTACGCTCCCCACCTTCGAGGAAGTAACGCAGGGCAGATTTTTCGATGAGCTGGATCCCGCCGATTGGGATACCTGCCGCTATGCCTGCGCCGACAGCGATTGGACGCTGAAGCTCTATGACAAGTTCAATACGTGGTTTGACAAGAACATCCCCGCGCACCGCTTCATTGTCGAGCAGATCGAGAGCCCGACTGCGGTGTTCACCGGCTTAATGAAGTATAACGGCGTGCTCGTCGATCAGGCACTCATGGTGCAGCGCCGTGAGGTTGCCGAGGAAAAGCTGCAGGAGCTTCGGGAGCGCATCGAACAGTTCACCGGCGACATAGATATCGGTGAAAACTGCGGCACCAACGCTTTCAAAACCTATCTTTTCGATACCTGCGGCCTGCCGGTACTGAAAACGACCATCAAGAACGCAGAGGCAGCCGACGATGAGACGATACAGTTACTTACGGAATACTGCCGAAGCGAGCGCCCAGAGCTCATAGAGATGTTCGAGCTGGTACAGGAATACCGCAAATGGGCAAAGATCAAGAGCACATATATCGACGGGTATTCCAAATGGATCAATCACGCCACCGGTCGCATACATCCTGACCTCATGCCGATGGGAACGGACACCGGACGCTTTGCAGCCCGCAAGCCCAACCTTCAGAACATGCCCCGCAAGGGCAATGACCCCATAGGTGTCAGGCAGTTCGTCATAGCTCCCGAGGGCAGCAGCTTTCTGGACTTTGACTTTTCGCAGATTGAGCTGCGCGTCGGCGCCTTCTATTGCCGCGACCCCATCATGATGGAGACCTACCGCAACGGCGGAGATATCCATGCAAGCACCACCTCTGTCATCTTCGGCATTACGGTCGATGAGGCGCAGGATAAGAATAACCCCGATTATAAGGAAAGACGCACCATTGCCAAAAACGTCAATTTCGGCACCTTCTACGGTCTCTTCCCCCGTGGTCTGCAAAAGACCTTGAAGTTCAAAGCAGGCGTGGAAAAGAGCGTCGAGGAATGCGAAAACATCATCAATAACCTCAAGGCCGGTTACCCCGCTCTCACCGTGTGGCAGAAAAACACGGTGGCTGATGCTCGCAGAGCCGGTTATACGGAAACCTCCTTCGGTCGCAGGCGCTACCTGCCGGAGATCAATAACCGCAACAATTGGGGCAAACGCAGCTTCGCAGAACGCTGCTCAATGAATACCCCTATTCAGGGAACAGCAGCGGAGATACTAAAGCTCGCCATGCGGGAGCTCATCCATGAGCTGAGAGGCAACCCACATATCCGCCCGATCCTGCAGATCCACGACGAACTGCTGTTCGAGGTGGATGACGGCCATGAAGCCGAGGCCATCGCCATTATCCGTAAATGCATGGAGCGCCAGCCCTTCCCATCCTTCGACATTCCCATCGTTGCAGAGGGTGAACACGGCACCTGCTTCGGCAAGCTCTCAGAGCTGGAGGACGGCCATGTATAGAAACGCAGAAGGCTATAACGATCCGACATTGGGCGCAGTCATGCAGAAAATGATGACCGAGTACAATGCCGAGCAGCGCAAGGAGCATAAGCGCCAGTCGGATATACGAAGGCGCAAACGTGCTTATATCGTTTCAAAGTATGCCGGAGATACCGCAGAGAACATCAAGAACGCCCGTCGCTTTTGCCGCTTTGCGGTGAAGCAGGGATATATGCCCCTCGCAAGCCATCTGCTGTACCCGCAGTTTCTGGACGATAAGAACCCTTATGAGCGGGAGCTCGGTACGACGTTCGGCTTGATGCTGCTGGCATCGTGCAAGGAGACATGGGTATTCGGCACCGAGCATTCACCCGGCATGGCGGCAGAGATAGCCGAGGCAAAGCGGCTGGATAAGACGATCCGGTACTTTGACCTCGATTGCAAGGAGATTACGGAATGAATATACCGAAGGAATTAAAAGAGTTAAAACAGTGGGTCTGCTGGAGGCTCGTGCCGGATAACGCAGGCGGCAAGGATCGCAAGCTGCCGTTCAACCCTGAGACCGGTAAGGCAGCTGCATCAAATAAGCCGGAGACATGGACGACCTTCGAGATCGCATCGAAGGCCGTGGACAGATACGGTTACACCGGCTTGGGCTTTATGTTTCAGAAGGAAGGCAGCATTGTCGGCGTGGACATCGACCATTGTTACGATGCCGAGACCGGTACCTTCAATGAGGTGGCAACGGCCATTCTGGAGCGGGCACATACCTATACAGAGTTTTCACCCTCCGGCACCGGCCTGCATCTTTACTTCAAAGGTACGAAGCCCGGAAAGAACAGCAAAAACAGCAATACGCAGGTAGAGATGTACGACAGCGTGCGCTTCTTCACCTTCACCGGCAATGTCCTCGCGGGTACACCGGCAGAGATCGCGTCGGACGATGAGACGCTCGCGTGGATATACGATACCTATCTCGCCAAGAAGAAAAAGCCCGTCGATAACAAAAAGAAGAAATCTAAGCTGCCCGCTCCGCTGGACGATGATGATGTATTGGAGAAGGCACAGACGGCCAGCGACGGCGATACCTTCTCTAACCTTTGGAGCGGTAATTGGCAAGGCTTCTATGAAAGTCAGTCGGAAGCGGACATGTCGCTGTGCTTAAAGCTCGCCTTTTGGACAGGCAAGAACCGTGAGCAGATGGACAGGCTTTTCCGCCAGAGCGGGCTTTACCGCCCAAAGTGGGATGAACGCCACCATGCCAACGGCAGCACCTACGGAGAAGAAACCCTCGACAGAGCGATTGAGCTGACGGAGAACGTATATACGCCCAGCAACAAATCTCAGATATTTGAATATGAAGGCAAGTACTTCCGTGCAAAGGGCGAAGCGTCCTATGTGATCACGAACTTCGTGATCCGCCCGGTGGAGATGATCGTCGCGGACGAAGAGACGCAGCTCACTGCAGATCTGGTCACCGTTCATGGTGAGATATTCCGCATGACCTTCATGACAAGTGATTTCGGCAATACGCAAAAGTTCAAATCGCTCCTCAACCGGAACACCATCGCGCTGAGCTATTTCGGTGGTGACGGCGATCTGGAGCTGCTGAAGGAATACATTGCCCAGCTTTCGTGGGTATGCAAGACGGGCGTCAAGGCGCTCGGCATCTACGAGCGTGACGGCAGTCAGGTATTCGTTACCTACGATGGCAGCGTAGACGCAAACGGAAACGAGGTCGAGGACATCGTGCAGATGGGAAAGTACAAGGATATCTGCACAGACATATTGTCTGCGGAGATACTCCCGACAGATGTATTGAAAGAACTTGGCCGAGACCTGCTCACCTACAACGATCCCGAAAAGACGGTGCCCATTCTGGCATGGTGTGCCGGATGCTTCGTCAAGGAATATCTGAGGCGGCAGAGCATCAAGTTCCCGCATCTGTTCCTGATCGGTGAAGCAGGCAGCGGCAAGTCTACTACGCTGGAGCGGGTGATTCTGCCCATGTTCTCGACGGGCAGAGTTACGGCGGCATCGCAGGTGACGATCTTTACCGTCCTGAACGAAAGCTCGTCCTCCTCCCTCATCCCGCAGTCGCTGGATGAGTTCAAACCGTCAAAGATGGATAATTCCAAGCTCAATATACTGCTTAACCTTTTCCGTGACAGCTACGACGGGCATACCGCCAAGCGAGGCAGAGCCGACCTGAGTGTAACGGAGTATAAGCTCTTGGCACCGATGATCGTTGCCGGTGAGGAATCTGCCGACGAGACGGCCATACGCGAGAGAACGCTGGAACTGCTGTTTTCCAAGAAGGATTTGAAAAAGCCGGACTGCAGGCAGGCCTTCAATCGGCTCAGCCGCAGAGAGCAGGCATTACAGAACTTCGGCAGGACGCTGCTCCATGTGGCATTGTCCCTCAAGCCGGAGATGGCAAGATCGTGGTATGACGAAGGGATGTCGCTGTTTACCCAAGAGCTTCCGAGCAGGATCGTGAACAACCTCGCCTGCGGGTACGCGGGACTGAAGCTCGTTGAAACGTTGTGCGCAAGCTACAAGCTTTCGTGGGATGAGGTCTTTCCGATAAAGCTGGACGCCTGCGTTCGATATTTGGATATGTCGGCAAAGGATTACCTGCTCGACGGCAGGACGAACAACCAGAGCATCATTGAGCAGACCTTCGAGATCATGGCTCGTATGGAGCTCGACCCGAGGTCAGATTATATGCTCTCCGAGGACGGCACCACGTTATATCTCCGACTTACACAGGTATATGACAAGTACACGAAGTACCGCAAAGATTACGCCATTATGGGCGAGGTCTTACCATACGCACAGTTTAAGAAGCAGCTGTTGCATTCCGATTTGCTTATTCAGTCCAGTGTACAGAAGCGCTTTGGCAATGCCAACTACCGTTGCTGGGCTGTGGACTATGTAGCACTCAGCGCGAGATGCGATGTGTCCGGCTTTAGAAACTCGGATGTGACCCCGCTGACATGACGATTATTGTAGCATGTAGCATATTATCACAGAAATTTATAGGTACGCAGGAAAAAGGTTTTTCGTAGTTATTACATGTGATTATTAATATAAATACACGTAATAAGGCGTACCCCTATAAAACCGGCGATATACTGCTTCATGCTACAGAAAGGACAACACCGTGAAAGAAGCAGATTTAATCACAGCAATAAAGAAATACCTTGCCACCGTACCTGAAACCTTTGCGTGGAAGGAGCACGGCGGGCAGTACGGCACAGCGGGCATCCCGGATATAATCGTCTGCCACCGTGGTCATTTCATCGCGCTGGAGGCGAAGGTTGGAAAGAACCAGCCGACCAAGCTGCAGACTGTGACCATCGAGCAGATCAGAAAAGCCGGTGGCACCGCAGCGGTCGTCCGGAGTGTCGAGGATGTCAAGGCCGTGCTGGCGGAAACGGAGGCGGCATGGAAGACATGACACCTTACGAGAATTTGGCCAACGCCATTATCCTCAAAGCCGTAAAGGATTATCGGCAAACAAAGAGTGAGAGAACCGAGGCGGAGTTGGAACGTTTCTTCCGCTCCGACTGGTTTCATGTGCTGACCCGCATCGACGGCGAATGGCTGATAAAGAAACTTAGGAAGGAGAAGTCATATGACCGCTAAAGAGTATCTTTCGCAAGCACGATACCTTGACGAAAGAATAAACGCCAAAATAAAGCAGGTGGAAGCTCTGAACACACTGGCCACCAGCGCAACCTCGGTTCTGACCGGTATGCCCCACAGTCCCAATAAAGCCACATCAAAGATGGCGAATATCGTGGATAAGATCGTAGACCTGCAGGCAGAGATCAATCGAGACATTGATGAGCTTGTGGATCTGAAGAAGGCTATCGGGGAACTCATCAAAGCAGTCGACTGCCCAGAGCAGCAGACACTGCTCGAAAAGAGATACCTTTGCTTCCAGTCGTGGGAACAGATCGCCGTGGACATGTTTTACAGCATGCACTACCTTTATAAGGTACATAACGCAGCGCTGGAAAAATGTGAAGCAATCATGCGGCAGGATACCTAACGACATAGAATGATACCTACTACCTATGCTATCATGTAAACTGGAAAGAGAATAAAGGACAGGCCTCGACGGAGAAATCCATCGGGGTCTTTTCCATACATCCAGACAAGAAGAAAGTGAGACAAATCATGTGCAATCAGAAAGACAGGAGCCTTGAGCAGTATATGCTTGTCGGCGCGGAAATGCGTTTATTTAAGGATATCAGAACACAACTGTGCGTGGACGCTTCCAGAATTCTCAACGTGCCCGAAATGGATAAGCTGCTGCGGGCGATGAAAAAGGTTGACACCATATGCAGCTACCTTGAAGAGCATATGTTTCAGGATCATCCCGAACTCAATCACGACTATACGGACGTCTTCTACGGAAGCCTGCAGATAGAACCTCGAACGGCCGTGGATGACGAAGTAATGCAGCAGGCTCGCATTGTCGCGGATGATCTCTTTAAGAAAAGATAAGGCAAGTCCGATGACAATGCTTTGAATGGCAACCCAATCTATACCCACCAGAAAGAAGGAACAGCCGTGCCTTATAGGAAAGTAACGTACCGTGAGCAGATATGGTACATCATCAAGTTTAAGCTGCGGGAGATATTCTGCAGAAAGAAGAAATAGCCATGCCCATGAAACCCAAGCGTCCTTGCGCTTACCCCGGCTGCCCGGAGCTGACAGACCAAACCTACTGTGAGAAGCATCGCACCTTAGCCCGACAGCAGTACGACAAATACGAGAGAGCCCCGGACATCAAAAAGAAATACGGACGCGAATGGAAACGCATCCGAGATAAGTATTATAAGTCGCATCCCTACTGCGAGCGCTGCTATGCCGAAGGGCGCATGACGCCCGCCGAAGAGGTGCACCATAAGCTCCCGATCTCCCGTGGTGGGACGCATGCGATGGAAAATCTCATGAGCTTGTGCCGATCCTGTCATAATAAGATGCACATCGAGCTGGGAGACCGGCATCCGTAACTGTCCGAAGACCGGAATCCGCACTTTGACAACTGTCCGAAGATTGGGGTACCCGGTAGGGCGGGTCAAATCTCCAGAACTAAGTCATTAAGGGAACGGCGCGGGGTCATTTACGAAAAATCGGGAAATCAAGAGACCATATACCCCCCGAAATCAAGTTTTTCGGGAAATCAAGTGTAGAAATCAATGAAGGAGGTGGCGTACATGGCCAACGGACACGGTGGTGCCCGCCCCGGAGCTGGACGAAAAAAGAAAGCTCTCTCGGAAAAAATCATAGACGGCAATCCCGGCAAAGCCCCGCTGACCAAGCTGCAGTTCAGCGTGCAGGATAGCAATCTGCACGGTGAAGATATGCCGCCTATTTCCGAGTACCTCACCCAAATCACCAAGAACAGCCAGCAGAACATCGCAAAGCAGATATACGAAAACACATGGAAATGGCTTAAAGATCGTGGCTGCGAGCAGTACGTCAACAAGGATCTGATCGAGCAATACGCTCTATACATGCAGCGCACGATCCAGTGTCAGGAAGGCATCAATCAGTATGGTCTTCTGGCAAAGCATCCGACAACGCAAATGCCGATTGCTTCGCCCTACGTCAATATGGCGCTATCGTTTTCCAAGCAGGCAAATTTGTTCTGGCTTCAGATATACCAGATCGTAAAGGAAAACTGTGAGACGCCCATCGGCGGCAGCAATCCCAACGATGACCTCATGGAGAAGCTACTCGGATGATTGAAATCTGTAGATTTTTCCTGATTGAAATCTGTAGATTTTTCCCGCATTGAAATCTGTAGATTTTTCCCGTATTGTAGGTTTGTCAATGATGTGTTACACATTCGGGAAGGCGGAGAGGACCTGCAAAGGAGAGCGCCATGCGAGGGGTCTCATCGGGAAGTTGTTGTATTGACGTTGCCTTCTGGCCAGCTGGGTTTTAAAGTCCTGAAAGGAAAAGAACGTGTGGGATGCGTAGAATTCCTCATTGTCTTTTCGGTGGCTGCGCTCAACCTTTCCATTATGTCTTGGCGTATAAGGCTTAATCAATTTGTGTTGAATTCCAAGTTCGGCAAGGGTCTTCTCAAAAAGAGTCTGTTTTGGATTTCCGGAGCAGAGCCTGTTCGTAAACTCTAAGCCGTTGTCAGTTTGGATACATTCAATCGCGTAAGGAAACATCTTGATCAGATGCTTCACAAACTCCGAGGAAGAATATGTGCTGTGCTCTGCGAATGCCTCCAGGTAGCGAAAACGGCTGTACTCATCAATTGCAGTGTATTGGTAGAATTTCTGCCCCGCAGCATCGCCAACAAGGCAGGCAGAGGGGACAAATTTAACGTCGATCTGGACGCGCTGGCCGGGATACTGCATTTGCTCGTAAGGCTTGGGAATATACTTGGGATTTGGCAGCTTGACCGCCATCTGGCCGCTTCGCGTAAGCACGCGGTATAGGCCGGAGATGGAGCGTGTATAGCCGCGCTGGCGCAGCTTGACCCAGAACACTACCAGACCGGTGTCGGGGTTCCTGCGGCGCATATCTTGAATCAGCTTCAGTTCTGCTTCTGTATGCTGCTTCGGGTGACTGTGGGGCCGGTGAGAGCGATCTGCCAGAGATTGCAGCGTACCATCATAGCGTTTCTTCCACCGGTAGATATACTGGCGGTTTGTACGGTAACGAATCGCTGCTTTTGTGACTCCGTATTTCTCAGCATACCGAATTAGGGATTGCCTGTACTGCATCGTTTGTGTTATCTTATCCATGGCGAATAGGGTGGCACCTGCCTTTCGGTTTTGTCTCGGCAACTCAACCTTAATACAGGCCACTCCTATTCGCTATCTTTTTTTACCTTTTGTCACACATCATCGTAACACTTACATGAAATCTGTAGATTTTTCCCGTATAATCTTGACAAGGACGTCCCTTCGTATATAATACAATGATTTGGTAAAAACCAAATGGGCGGCTTGGGATGAAAGGAGTTTTCTATGTATCATTTCATTACGGACAAGGAATACCTAAAAAAGCTCAAGTCGTGCTGCTCGGATATTATCAATCAATTAGTGCAGTTCATCAATGAGGACGGTGTCATGGAAGTGCAGGCGCACCTCGTCGGCAGCGGTGCACGGAATCTGATCACTCAAAATGAGCAAGAGCCCGTAGATCTCGACTATAATCTGGAAATCTTAGATAGTGGCGAGTTCAACATCAACGATGGTCGCGGGATTGAGGAATATGTCCGCAAGGCATTCAACAAAGTGCTAAACAGAAACGGCTGGGGCGATTGTCATGACTCTACATCCGCATTTACAACGGAGCAACGTGTATTTAACGAAGGCAATAAGACACCATTCAGCATCGACCTTTGTATAATACGTTGTGACCAGATCGGATGGTACCGACTTATCCACAAAAAGACCGGCTGGGTGGACTTGGATCAATATTACTGGAATCAAGCCCCCAATTCGCACGGGTTACAGAATCGCGTGGACTGGCTGAAAGAACAATCCTTGTGGATTGAAGTCAGAGAAGCATATTTGAAGAAAAAGAACTGGTACCTGCGTTATCAGAATTACGACCATAGCTCGTTCAACTGCTTCATTGAAGCAGTAAACGAAGTATATAATAAGTACTAATATAAAGAGTATTCCGTCCAGTGAAAAAATGCTGGGCGGTTTTGTTTTGAAAAATGCAAATAGGACTAATCGACGTGGACGGCCATAATTTCCCTAACCTCGCCCTCATGAAGCTGGCCGCCTATCACAAACAACAGGGCGACACGGTCGAATGGTACCGAGACGAGCGTCACTACGACATCGTATATCAGAGCAAAGTGTTCGACGATACCTATACACCGGACATAGATTTCATCCCGCAGGCGGACACCGTGATAAAAGGCGGCACCGGCTACGGGCTGGACAACAAGCTGCCGGATGCCGTCGAACACACTATGCCGGACTACAGCATTTACAACATCATGGATACAGCATACGGATTTCTAACGCGTGGTTGCCCTAGGCACTGCGCGTTTTGTGTTGTTGGAGATAAAGAAGGCCTGCAAAGTAAAAAGGTCGCTGACCTCAGTGAATTTTGGAGCGGGCAGGAAAACATTGTCCTCCTCGACCCGAACCTGCTGGCTTGCCCCCAGCGCATGGAACTGCTGGATCAGCTTATAGACAGTCGGGCGATGGTCACGATCAGTCAGGGTTTCGACATCCGCCTCACTAACGAGGAAGTCGCAGATAAGCTAAATCAGATGCGGGTAAAGCGCATTCATTTTGCGTGGGATAATCCCAAACAGGATTTGGAACCGTACTTCCGACGCTTCGCAGAGAGCTACCGTAGGAAGTCACGACCGGCAAAATGCGTGTACATCCTTGTGAATTTCAACTCCACAATGGAAGAAAATTTACACCGCATCTACACCGTGCGGGATTTGAACTACGATCCGTATGTGATGGTGTACGACAAGCCCCATGCCCCAGCGGAGATCAAGCAGCTCCAGCGCTGGGTAAATAATAAATATGTATTTGGAAAGGTTAAAACCTTCGAAGAATACCACGCCATGTAGGAGGAACAGCATGCAAATAGAAAAAATACCCGTAGATAAGCTAAAACCGGCGAAATACAATCCGCGCAAGGAATTGCTGCCCGGTGACGCGGAATACGAAAAGCTCAAGCGCAGCATTACCGAGTTCGGCTATGTCGAGCCGGTCATCTGGAATAAACGCAGCGGCAACGTGATCGGCGGGCACCAGCGTCTCACCGTTATGAAGAACCTCGGCTACACCGAGGTGGATTGCGTGATCGTCGATCTCGACGATATGCGCGAGAAGGCGCTGAACATTGCCCTCAACAAAATTCAGGGTGAATGGGACAGAGATAAGCTGGCATCCCTGCTCACTGAATTTGACGGCAGCGAATTTGACGTAACTATGACGGGCTTCGATGCCGCCGAGGTGGACGAGCTTTTGAATGCCTTTCACTCCGCCGAAGCCGTGCAGGACGATTTCGACGTGGACGAAGAGCACGAAGCTGTAACCGCGAAGGGCGCGATCACCAAGCCCGGTGACATCTGGAAGTTGGGCGAGCATCGTCTCATGTGTGGCGACAGCACCAGCGCGGCAGACTTCGCCAAGCTCATGCGCGGAAATAAAGCGCAGATGTGCGTTACGTCCCCGCCTTACGGTGTCGGCAAGGACTACGAGACCAAAGGCATCGAGCCGTGGTTTGCCACGATGCGTCCGGTCATAGATAACCTCACCAGACACTGTAACGTTGTTTGCTGGAACTTGGGTGACCTCTATTCCACCGGCACTCAGTTCATCGAGCCCACCAGCATGTATTCGATGGACATGTTTGCAAAGTGCGGGTTTAGACCAATCTGGATCCGCATCTGGAAAAAGCAAGGAATGAACTTCGGCGTCGGGCCCTACCATCTTGTGACGAACAAGCCCGTGCAGCAGTACGAGTACATTTCCGCATTCTCGCAGAACGGCGATGCAGAATACAACGATCAGGAATATGTGTGGCTGTCGGCGTTTGCCGGTCACGCATATAAGTTCGTGAAGCGCCTGAGTAAGCAGGAGCGTAAAAACTGGGGCTATGCCGGTATCTGGGAGATGACTACGGTCAGAGCAAACAAAGAGCATCCTGCAATGTTCCCTGTAGAGCTACCTTGGCGCTGCATCAAAATGCATTCGGATCGCGGCGATATCGTCGTCGAGCCCTTCTCCGGCAGCGGCACCACGATCATTGCCTGCGAGCAGCTGGAGCGTGTGTGCTACGCGATGGAGCAGTCGCCAGAATACTGCGATGTGGCAGTCAAGCGCTGGGAACGCTTCACGGGACAGAAAGCAGAAAGAGTGGTGACAGTCGATGGCGTCGAAGCTGAAGTTCATGACACCTAAAAAGCCGGAGTTGCACATTGTCTCCCTCTCCGGAGGCAAGGACAGCACCGCAATGCTCCTGCGCATGGTCGAGGAAGGCATGAGAATTGACCTCATCATCTTCTGCGATACGGGTCTTGAGTATCCTGCCATGTACCGTCACCTCGAAAAGCTGGAGAAGAACATCGGCAGACCCATCGTGCATATCTGCGCCGATCATACCTTTGAGCATCTCCTCCTCAACCATGAGGTCAGAGTGAAGATCAACAAGGATGTGACGGAGCGTAATCACCGTGGCTACAGCTGGCCGGGACCCGTCAACCGCTGGTGCACAAAGGAACTCAAGGAAATACCGCGAGAAAAATTCTTGGCACCGCTGAAAGAAAAATACGACATCATTGAGTATGTCGGTCTTGCTGCTGATGAAGGTTACCGCCTCGAGCGCAAGAACAATATGCGTGAAGGCCAGCGTCACCCGCTCGTGGACTGGGGCATGACGGAGGCGGATTGTCTGAAATACTGTTATGACCGTGGTTACGACTGGGAAGGCCTTTACAATTATTTCGAGCGCGTTTCCTGCTGGTGCTGCCCGTTGCAGCCATTAGCACAGCTTCGCATTTTATGCAGACAGTTCCCGGAGCTGTGGGCAACGCTCAAGGCATGGGACGAAAAGAGCTGGCGGAAATACAAACCCGAATACTCCATTGCCGAGCTGGAGCAACGTTTTGATTTCGAGGAACGCTGGGAAAAGGACGGCAAGGAATGCAGGGGCAAGGATTTCCACACAGCACTCAGAAAATACATGGAGGATAATAGTAATGTATGAAAAGGTCAATCCGGCGCATCCGGATAAAATAGCAGATCGCATTGCAGGCGCAATCGTTGATCTTGCGTATAAGCAGGAGGAAAACCCGAGGATCGCCGTGGAGGTGCTCATCGGTCACGGCATGTGCCATGTAATCGCGGAGACCTCCGTGCACATTTCCGCCGAGGATGTTCAGCAGGCCGTGAAGCGCATCGCCGGTGATAAGATCGTCCTCAACTACCACGAGGTACGGCAGGATCCCATTCTTGCCGGAAACCAGCAGGACGGCATTCGCTGCGGAGACAACGGTATCTTCAAGGGCGTACCTGTCACGGTCGAGCAGCACATGCTGGCGGACATCGCAAGAGACCTTTACACGGTATTCCCCACGGACGGGAAATACATCATCGATGGTCTTGACCTCATCGTCTGCCAGAGCAACGCAAAACGCAAGAACATTCTGCGCTTCTTCCCGAATGCCATCGTCAATCCCCTCGGTTATTGGACGGGCGGCACTGATGTGGATACTGGTGCAACCAACCGCAAGCTGGGATCGGATATGGCAGACTCCGTTACAGGCGGAGGACTGCATGGCAAAGACCTCAGCAAGGCCGATGTGAGCGTGAACATCTATGCATGGCTCAAGGCACAGATCACCGGCGAGCCGGTCGAGCTCAGCTGCGCCATCGGTGACGACACCATCGACGGCAAGCCCTACGCGGAGATCGTGCAGATCGCCCGCGATTACATCGAGATGGTCGGCGGATTTGAGAAATTCGCAGAGTGGGGCTTGGTGTAATGGAAATACAGAAAATACTGGTGTCCCAGCTGCAACCGGCAAAATATAATCCACGCAAAGACTTAAAGCCCGGTGATCCGGAGTTTGAAAAGCTGCGTCGGAGCGTCGAGGAATTCGGCTATGTGGAGCCAATCATCTGGAACAGGCGCACCGGCGTGGTCGTCGGCGGGCACCAGCGATTAAAAGTTTTGCAGCATCTCGGCTACACCGAAGTGGACTGCGTCGTACTCGACCTCGACGATCAAAAGGAACGTGCCCTCAACGTCGCGCTGAATAAGATCAGCGGTGAATGGGACATCCCGCTCTTGACCGCGCTCCTCAAAGACCTGAACGACGGTGGCTATGATGCCACCATCACCGGCTTTGACGTTTCGGAGCTTAGCGATCTGTTTGACGATCAGTCGGAAATCAAAGAAGACGATCCCCCGGAGGCAGCACCGGAGAACGTCGCCCCGTTCAGTCAGACCGGCGACCGCTGGCTGATGGGTAATCACGTCCTATACTGCGGCGACAGCACCAGCGAAAAGGACGTCGCAGCGCTCATGGACGGTGCCGTGGCGGATCTCGTCATTACGGATCCCCCGTACAACGTTGCCTATGAAGGCAGCAACGGTCTCACAATAAAAAACGATAACATGCCGGAGGACGACTTCCGCAGATTTCTCACATCGGCATTCAGCAGGATGCATGAGGTGATGAAGCCCGGTGCCGCGTTTTATATCTGGCATGCGGAAACCGAAGGCGGAGCCTTCCGCCAATGCTGCAATGCAGCACTCGGCAAGGTGCGACAGATGCTGGTGTGGAATAAGAACGCCTTTACGATGGGACATCAGGATTACCAGTGGAAACATGAAGCCTGCATCTACGGCTGGACGGACGGTGCCCAGCACTACTTCAAGGACGACCGGACGCAGGCGACGGTGATCGAGGACAAGCGCATCGACATCAATAAGCTCAAGAAAGACGAAATGCGCGAGCTCCTGCGGGACATTTTCTCGGATAAGGTTTCCACCACGGTCATCGACGAAAACAAGCCTGCCAAGAACGGCGATCACCCGACGATGAAACCCCTGAAGTTGCTGGCAAGGCTTGTGAAGAACAGTAGCCAACAGGGCGAGATCGTACTGGACACCTTCGGCGGATCCGGTAGCACGCTCATTACCTGCGAGCAGCTCGGCAGACGCTGTTATACCATGGAGCTCGATCCGAAATATGCGGACGTGATCGTGAAAAGGTATCTGAAATTCACCGAAAAACCGTCTGTCACACTTGTCAGAAATGGCAAAAAAAGCAGCGTAAGTCTGTTAGATTTCACACCGTAATTATGCGATCTTTCTCTGGATATTCTGTGTTTACTCTGGCTTAATAGCCTTACCAAAAACAAGGGAGGACACCACAATGACAGAATACGAAATCCACAGCAGCGCGAACTACATGACCGAAGGCGGCACCGAGGAAGGCGAATACTTCAGGTCATACCGCTGGGCAAACAGCACGGTGGAGGCTGAAGAGATGATCCGCGCAGAGCTCGAGCGCCACGGCTACTACAACATCACGGTGGATGCCATCGAAGCATAAGGAGGGAACGACCATGACAGACAAGCAGGTACAGCAGATCAAAGCCCAACTCCCCGAAGGGGAAAAGCTCAACCGGATGTACAGCGCCATCGAAGGCGGGATCAGAGCGATCAGCAGCGACAGGAACGGTAATGAATACCGGTACAGAGTGATCTTCGGCAAGGACGACAGCGTGACCATCGAGCGGATGTAACACGCAGGCAGCGACGCGGGCAGGACGCCCGCGCCTGCTTTTTCTGTGTATTTTCATAGATTTTTAGCACAGATGTCTGTTAGGTTTTACCCGCCGTTTTTCGTTTCTTTCTCTGGATATTCTGTGTTTTCTCTGGCTTAATAGGTTTACCGAAAAGGACAGGAGGACACAAAAATGACAGAATACGAGATCCACACCACAGCGAACTACATGACCGACGGCGGAACCGAGGAAGGCCACTACTTCGTGTGCTACCGCTGGGCGAACAGCATAGCCGAGGCCGAGGAAATGCTCCTCGGTGAGCTCAAACGCCTCGGCTACTACTACAACATCGAGATGGACACCATCGAGGTATAAGGAGGGACAGCAGATCAAGGCACAGCTCCCGGAGGGCAAAACCCTCAATCGGATGTAACACACAGGCAGCGACGCGAGCAGGACGCCCGCGCCTGCTTTTTCGTGTCTTCCTACGCTGTGCAGATTGGTCGATTATGCACAGTTTATGATCGTTTCCTTCTGTGGTTATTGCCGCTGGCTTTCTGTGAAAATGTCTGGCTTAATAGCCTTACAATAAAAAAGGAGGCCACAAGCCATGACAATCAAATTCGATCTCACCAACACCACCCGCAAGAACCTCGCTGCTGCCCTCGCGGAGCAACTCGGCAGCACCGCAAGCTACTGCGGAGCACCCAGCTTCGCATACAACGCAGGGCCCGCCACCATCGGCAAGGACGGGACGGTGACCTTCACCGAGGACACTGACAAGGCCACGATCCGCAAGGCACTCGACGCACTCACGGACGCAGGCTTCGAGTACGAGCGTCCCGCAGAACTCGACGATCCGGAGCCGCAGGCGGATGCCACCGACATGACGATCAGCTACCCGATAGAGATACTCACCGAAGACGGGCTGCGGAACCTGCAGGCGCTGATCGCGTCGAAGAAAACGCTCATCTGCAAAGCACTCGGCACCGACGATCTGCCGGTCAGGGTAACAGAGATGCAGGTGGACTTCCCGTGGTTCCATGCCGACCATAGCCCGGAGGCCACTCACGCCTACGCCACCTTCGTATGCAAGCTCTGCGAGATGGCAAAGAACCAGCAGCGTGTCACGGCAAAGGAAAAGCCTACGGACAATGACAAATACGCCTTCCGGTGCTTCCTCCTCCGGCTGGGCTTCATCGGGGATGAATACAAGGCAGATCGAAAGGTGCTCCTGCAGAACCTGAGCGGCTCGACCGCATTCAGGAACGGCAAGAAAAACTACGCGCCCGGCCTCGATCCGATCCCGACACCGGAGAATACAGTGGAGTTCGATGTGGCGGAGGCAAAGCGTCGGCTACAGGATCCGCAGGTGCAGGCGGAGATCCGCGCCATCCTGAACGGAGAGGACGGTGAGCAGGCATGATGAACTTCCCCAAAAAAGAAATCGTTGAAATGCTACGTGCCCGGTACAAGGCCGGAGCGCGTGTGGAACTCCTGCGGATGGAGGACATTCAGGCTCCGCCCGTCGGGACACAGGGCACGATCATCGGCGTGGACGATATTGGTAGCATCATGGTGAGCTGGGACAACGGCTCCAGCCTGTCCGTGGTATACGGAGAGGATGCCTGCCGTGTGATCGGCAACGAAGAATAACACGCCTGAATGCAAAAAACGGTGGAACATACCACCGTTTTTCCTGTCCATTTTCCACGGTTTCAGGGGCGAAAGACTGTTGCTTTTTACCCATCGTTTTCTGTTTCTTTCTCTGGATATTCTGTGTTTCTTCTGGCTTAATAACCTTACCAAAAACAAGGGAGGACACGAAAATGACAATCGAAAAGGCAAACAAGGACTTCGAAACCCTGACAAAGGCAAACGGCTTCAAGGCCACCGGCGAAAAGACCGCAACCGGCTGCGAGATCTACAGCCGCGAATGGAGCCGCAAGGTGCAGGTCGCATGGTACGGCGAGAGCACCGACCGGCTGGAGATCAGAATGTGGATCAGCTACGGATACCCGATGGTGAGAGTCATCCGCAACGGACGCCCGGAGGACAGAGCACGCGATTACAGCAGTCCGAAGAGAGCGATGAACGCCATCGCGGAGATCGCAAGATGCGCCGGATACGACATGAGCACGGAAGAATAAGCGGCAGAGCACACAGCGCGGGCAGGACGCCTGCGAGTGCTTTTTGCTGTACATTTCTAACATAACATCAGGAATTTTTCTGTTGCTTATTACCCGCCGTTTTTGCAATCTTTCTCTGGATGTTCTGTGTTCTTTCTGGCTTAATAGCCTTACAAAAAACAAGGAGGACACGAAAATGACAACATTCAACGACACACTCTGGCGCGAGGGCGAGATCAAGGTCGGCAAGAGCAGCTACCGCTACTGCGCAAAGGTCTACGACGAAGGCTCCGAATGGGGCATCAACGCAGGCAGAGTCAGCAAGCTCTGGATCAGCAAGGACGGCAAGACCGTGTGCAACTACGACAGAGGCTGGGACATCGAACCGAAAAAAGGCTCCGACGCAGAGAAGGCCATGCAGCAGGTACTGGAGATGTACAAGGGATAAGCAAGGACGCGGTCACCGGTAAAGCCGGTACCGCTTTTTCTATGCAATTTGATCGGTTTAGGCAGCAAAAATCTGTTACGTTTTACCCGTCGTTTACGGCTTCTTTCTCTGGATATTCTGTGTTTTCTCTGGCTTAATAGCCTTACCAAAGACAAGGGAGGACACGAAAATGACAAGATACGAAAAGGACATGCAGGAAGCCCTGAGCGGCAACGCAACAGAGGTACTCAAGAACCGCAAGGCAGAGCTCGAGCGCCTGACCCGGGAAGGAAAAAGCTGCAGGAACAGCTTCCGCAGACAGTGCATCGCACAGGAGGTCGCAAGACTGACCCGCGAGTACAACGCAATCGACGAAATGATCTGAGGGAGGGACGGAGCATGGCACGAAGCTACGAATTCTATGTGACAGCGGGTATCAACGCAGCCATAGAGCAGAACATTCGCTTCGCCCGCGAGGTGTTCAACGCAACGACCAGATACACCGCAGGCGACTGGGGCGATCTGTGCGAAAGCGACAAAGAACTGAACGAGCAGGCGCTGCAGCGCGGCGGGCGCATCCTCGCGGCATACCCCACAAGCCTTGGTCGGATGTACATCATCACCGACGACACCACAGCGGAGAGACTCGTAACAACGGTGCTCTTCGCGGATGAATACTGAGGGAGGTGCAAGCATGGATAGACCCACGATCTACTTCGACCGCAGCGGCCCCAGCGGGAACATCTACGCGATACTTGGAGCCGTCAGTCAGGCCCTGCGAAAGCAGTGTCGATACACCGACTTCAACACTCTACGAGATCGGGTGTTCGAAGCGCAAAGCTACGAGGAAGCCCTGCAGATCATCGGAGAAACGGTCAATCTCGTAGAAATACACAAGTAAACAACAGCCTGACGGCAGCGGAAACGCTGTCGTTTTTTCATTCCAAAGGAGGTGTTTTGTGGCTGAGATAATAGTTCCGGAGAGAAAGCTCATTACAAATCCCTCCCTCGCAGACCGTGCTGTCGCTTTTATCAATGCCCTCAAGCATACCAAGGGTGAATGGCACGGCCAGCCGTTCAATTTGCTGCCGTGGCAGGAAACCATCATTAGAGATGTATTCGGCACCGTAAAGGAAAACGGGTACAGGCAGTATAACACCGCATACATCGAAATACCGAAAAAGCAAGGAAAGAGCGAACTCGCTGCGGCGGTCGCTCTTTATTTATTGGCCGGAGACGGTGAATGGGGCGCAGAGGTTTATGGCTGCGCAGCCGACCGACAGCAGGCGTCGATTGTATTTGACGTCGCCTGCCAGATGGTCGAACAATGCCCCGCACTCAAAAAGAGGATCAAGCCGGTGCTATCTCAGAAGCGTTTAGTGTACACGCCCCTGAACAGTTTCTATCAGGTGTTGTCGGCAGAGAGTTTTACCAAGCACGGTCTAAACGTCCACGGTGTCGTGTTCGACGAATTGCATGCGCAGCCAGATCGACGACTGTACGATGTTATGACACACGGCTCCGGCGATGCCCGTAAGCAGCCGCTTTTCTTTTTGATTACGACGGCAGGCACCGACAGGAACAGCATATGCTGGGAGATACATTCCAAGGCCAAGGATATACTCGAAGGGCGAAAATTTGATCCCACATTTTATCCAGTCGTGTATGGCATAAACGATGACGATGACTGGGCAGATGAAGCCAACTGGTACAAGGCAAACCCGTCATTGGACGTAACTGTTGATGTAGAAAAGCTTCGAGCAGCATATAACAGCGCCAAAGATAATCCGGCAGAGGAAAATCTCTTCCGCCAGCTGCGCTTGAACCAGTGGGTGAAGCAGAGCGTCCGCTGGATGCCAATGGATGCATGGGACAAGTGCGATGCACCGATGGATCCCGAAGCCCTGAGAGGCAGAGAATGCTATGCGGGACTTGATCTGTCCAGTAGCACAGATATTACGGCATTTGTGCTGGTGTTTCCACCGGACGATCCCGAAGGACGATATATCATCCTGCCGTACTTTTGGGTTCCGGAGGACACGCTGGCTCTTCGCGTCCGGCGTGACCACGTCCCCTACGATGTGTGGAAAAAGCAAGGCAGCATCATGACCACCGAGGGAAACGTGATCCATTACGGCTTCATCGAGAGCTTCATTGAAGAACTTGGTCAGAAATACAACATTAAAGAGATCGCCTATGACCGCTGGGGAGCGGTGCAGATGTCGCAGAACCTTGACAATGACGGGTTTACTATCGTCCCTTTCGGCCAAGGTTTCAAGGACATGTCCCCACCCAGCAAAGAGCTGATGAAGCTGGTGCTGGAGGGACGCATCGCGCACGGCGGAAACGCACCGCTCCGGTGGATGATGGATAACATCTACATCCGCACTGATCCAGCCGGTAACATTAAGCCGGACAAAGAAAAGAGTACCGAACGTATCGACGGAGCCGTGGCGACGATCATGGCACTCGACCGAGCGATCCGGCATCAGGGTAGCACCGAATCAGTATATGACACTCGTGGTTTATTGGTGATCTGAAGAAATGACCCGCTCGGAAATGTAGGTAATCATTTCCTCTGGTGCAGGTACATCACCGGCATGAGGAATAGCCTTCCACATAGCTTGTACGGCAGGATCGGGGTTGGACATACCAGCAAGAATGGCGATGGTTATTTCTTTTTTCACCTCATCAACGGTCGTGCCGTTATGCTGTGCGACCGCTTGAAGGGCTTGATCAGCGGATAAATACTTTCTTTTCATATTCGTTCTCCTTTACATAGTTATTAGAGCGGTTTCCGTTCTTGTAGAACGACTATAGCATATTCGCTGTGTAGTTTTATGTCGAAAAAAGGCGCAAAAAAAGGAAGCCGCAGAAAAATTTGCGGACTTCCAAGAATACTCACTGAAGCTCAGTGACCACAGTATTAAGAATGTTCAGCGCGATGCGCTGCTTTTCCGGAGAAAGTGACTTCAGCTTATCGGAAATTTCTGATGCCTGCAGAAGAACACCGGATGTCAGATCATCCTGCAGTAGCTCATCGGTGCCTACACCGAGAACGTTCGCAATGGAGACCAGCTTGTCAAGTTTCGGTGCCTTTACACCCCGTTCGATCACGCTCATATGATCGACGCTGTAATCCACTGCAGCAGCAAGATTCTCCTGCGTCATGTTCTTCTTTTCACGGGCAGTTTTTATTCGTTTTCCCAATGCTGCCTGATTCATAATTGTCCTCCTCAACGAACGGTATCCGTTCATAATTATATGGAGAGTTATGAAAAACCAACAGGAGCAAAGAGGGCTGTAACCGTTCAAATAGAACGGATTAGGCGAAATAAACACAAACAAAATACATAGTTCAGGAGGAAACACATGGGAAATCTATCTGCACTGTTTCATTCCCGGGATAAGCCCCAGAACCGGACGGCGGGCAGCTCATACACATTCTTCATGGGAGGAAGCACCGCTGGCAAGGCCGTCAATGAACGATCCGCTATGCAGATGACAGCTGTATACAGCTGCGTTCGAATTCTGTCGGAGGCCATCGCAGGATTGCCACTACACTTATATATTTATACGGAGGACGGAAACAAGGTCAAAGCTGTAGAACATCCGCTCTACCATCTCCTTCATGACGAGCCCAACCCCGAGATGTCAAGTTTCGTGTTCCGCGAGACGTTGATGACGCACCTGCTCCTGTGGGGCAACGCCTATGCGCAGATCATCCGTAACGGCAAAGGTGAAGTCATTTCCCTGTACCCACTCATGCCCAACAAGATGACCGTCGACAGGGATCGTGGCGGAAAGCTGTACTACAGCTACCAGCGGTCGAATGAAGAAGCGATCCAGAGCAAGGACAGCAACGTCATTCTCAAACCCTCGGATGTGCTTCATATCCCCGGATTAGGCTTTGACGGGCTCGTCGGATACAGCCCAATTGCAATGGCCAAAAACGCCATCGGCATGGCCATCGCCTGTGAAGAGTACGGAGCAAAATTCTTCTCTAACGGTGCATCGCCTGGAGGTGTTCTTGAACATCCCGGCACGATCAAAGACCCACAGCGGATCCGTGATAGCTGGCAATCTACCTTCGGCGGCAGCGGAAACGCAAACAAGATCGCCGTTCTCGAAGAAGGCATGAAGTTCACGCCCATCGGCATTGCTCCCGAACAAGCCCAATTTTTACAAACTCGAAAATTCCAGATCGATGAGATCGCAAGAATTTTTCGTGTACCCCCGCATATGGTGGGAGATTTGGACAGATCGAGCTTTTCGAATATCGAGGAACAGAGCTTGGAGTTTGTGAAGTACACACTCGACCCGTGGGTGGTGCGCTGGGAACAGTCTATTGCAAGAGCGCTGCTTACTCCTGAGGAAAAGAAGAAGTATTTTGCAAAGTTCAATTTGGACGGGCTATTACGCGGCGATTACCAGAGTCGCATGCAAGGCTACGCCATCGGACGTCAGAACGGTTGGATGTCAGCAAATGATATCCGCGAGCTTGAAAACCTCGACCTTATTCCTGATGAAGAGGGCGGAAATCTGTATCTCATAAATGGCAACATGCTTCCGCTTAAGAACGCCGGAGCTTTTGCAAATATTTCATTAAAAGAAGAGAAGGAGGAAAAACCCGACGATGAACAAACCCAATCCGAAGAAGTTCTGGAACTGGCGCAATCTGGTACAGAACGAAAACGAAGCAGAACCGACAGAACGGGTGCTTGAGATCTACGGTACAATTGCCGAAGAGTCGTGGTTTGACGATGATGTGACACCGGCGTTATTCCGTGAGGAATTGTTTGCTGGTACCGGCGATGTTGTCATCTGGATTAACTCGCCCGGTGGTGACTGCATCGCGGCAAGCCAGATCTACGCCATGCTGATGGATTACAAAGGCAACATTACCGTGAAGATCGACGGTATCGCAGCATCGGCAGCAAGCGTGATCGCCATGGCGGGCACAAAGGTGCTGATGGCACCGACTGCACTCATGATGATCCATAACCCCGCGACCGGAGCCTTCGGTGATCACACCGACATGCAGAAAGCAATCGAGATGCTGGATGAAGTCAAAGAGTCGATTATCAACGCCTACGAGCTTCGCACCGACCTCTCCCACGCGCAGCTTTCACACATGATGGATGAAACCACATGGATGAATGCAAAAAAAGCCGTCGAGCTTGGCTTTGCAGATGCATTTCTGGAGGATGCCAAACGGCAACCGCAGGATATGGAAGCGTACACATTTTCTGCAAAGTCTGTAGAAGCAGCAGTTATCAACAAAATGGCGGCGAAGATCAGAAAGATTGAAGCCGCAAAACCGAAGGGCCGATCTGTGGATGAACTCATGGAGCGGCTCAAACTTTTGAACAACTAATTTTTTTAGGAGGAAAAATACTATGACTATCAACGAACTTCGCATGAAACGCGCCAAGGCTCTGGAAGCGGCAAAAGCATTTCTGGAGTCCCGTAGACAGAACGACGGCACCCTGACCGTCGAGGATGATGCCACCTACACTGGCATGGAGAACGACATCACCAAGCTCGGCAACGAGATTGCTCGCATGGAGCGCCTCGAGGCGATGGATGCTGTGCTCAGCCTGCCCACCAGCAAGCCCCTGACCGAGAAGCCCGAAGCGGCCAAGAAGGACAAAAAGACCGGCCGAGCCTCCGATGCTTATAAGAAGGCATTCTGGGCGCAGGCACGTTCCCGTGACGGTGTTGCCCCTGAGCTTCGTAACGATCTGCAGATCGGGACTGACAGCGAGGGCGGCTACCTTGTCCCTGACGAATTTGAGCATACCCTCGTGCAGTCGTTGAACGAAGAAAATGTCATCCGTAACCACGCCCGCGTGATCACCACCTCCAACGGCCTTCACAAGATCCCCATTGTCGCCGCCCACGGCAGCGCCGCATGGATGGAAGAAGAGGACGCTTACACCGCAAGTGATGAGACCTTCGGTCAGGTCAACCTCGATGCCCACAAGGTCGGCACACTGATTAAGGTCTCCGAAGAGCTTCTGCAGGATAGCGCGTTCGACCTTGAAGCCTACATGAACGAGGAATTCACCCGCCGCATCGGTGATAAGGAAGAGGATGCCTACCTGAACGGTGACGGTTCCCACAAGCCCACCGGCATCTTCAATGGCACCGGTGGTGCGCAGGTCGGCGTGACTGCTGCAAGCACCACTGCAATCACTGCCGATGAGGTTATCGACCTGTTCTATTCCCTCAAAGCTCCTTACCGCAAGAACGCCATCTGGATCCTTAATGATGCGACCGTCAAGGCCATCCGCAAGCTCAAGAACGGCGCTGGCGACTACCTGTGGCAGCCCGCGCTGAAGGACGGCGACGTGCCCACCATCCTTGGCCGCCCCTACTTCACCTCGCAGTTTGCTCCCACCATCGAAGCCGGAGCCAAGGTCATGGCCTTCGGTGACTTCTCCTATTACTGGATCGGTGACCGTCAGGGCATCTCCTTCAAGCGCCTGAATGAGCTGTACGCCGGTAACGGTCAGGTCGGCTTCCTCGCTTCCAAGCGCCTCGATGGCAAACTGGTTCTTCCCGAAGCCATCAAGGTGCTGCAGATGAAGGCATAAACTCAGGGCTCCGGTGTAATCGCCGGAGCTCATTCACAGGAGAGAATAGAATGATACTAACCCTCGAAGAAACAAAGAAATACCTCCGTGTGGATTTCGACGACGATAATGAACTGATCGAGTCTTTCATCATGACCGGCGAAAAACTGGTGGCCGATGTGTTGCGGGTGGAGCCGGAGACCTTTGAGCAAAGCGTGACCGAACAGTCCCGGCTGGCAGCCCTCTATGCTGTGGCCTATCTGTACGAACACCGGGAAGAAGCAGATCACCACGCGCTGGTGATGTCACTCCGGTACCTGCTCTTCGGAGAACGGCAGGTGGGCTTCTAATGAACATCGCGCTTCTGAACACCCGAATCACAATCCAGCAGCAGACAACCACGGTCGATACCATCGGCAACCATATAAATACATGGCAGGATTACTACACCTGCGCTGCCACCGTAAGTGGCGAAACAAATGGTGAAGCCGAGGAAGCAGCAACCACCGTGGATGACACCAACGCCTGCTTTACGATCAGGTACTGTGCGCTGGTATCCGCTATCACGAACACGAACTTCCGCGTTGACTTCGACGGGCAGCTTTATGACATCCTCTCCGTAGATCACCAGAACTACAAGCGCAAGAGCATAAAGCTCCACTGCCGGAAAGCGAGGCGCTGACGATGGGAAATACATCTGTTGGTAACCTCGCTGCCGAAGTCATGAAGCAGCTGGAGGACTATGCCAAGGTAACAACGGAGGGCATGAAAAAGGCCGTCAACAATGCAGGTAAAACCGTCCGTAAGGAAATACAGGCCGGAGCTCCTGCACGAACCGGAGCCTACAAAAAGAGCTGGAAGGTCAAGAAAACCGACGAAAGCTCCAATAAGCTGGAGGTCACCGTCCATTCCAGCAAGCCCGGCCTGCCGCATCTTTTGGAACACGGCCATGCCAAGCGCAACGGTGGCAGGACGGCAGCACAACCGCATATCGCGCCTGCCGAAGAGCTCGGCATTGAGCAGCTGGAGCAGGACATAGAGAGGATGATACGGAATGGATGAGCTTTTGCAGATCATGCAGGAACTGTCCCTGCCGTTTGCCTACGACCACTTTGCCGAGGGCGAATCCCCGGAACCACCCTTCGTGGTATACCTCATCCCCGGTAACAACAACTTTGCCGCAGACGGCATCACATACTACAAAATAAACGAAGTGCATATTGAGCTGTACACGGATAAAAAAGACCCGCAGCTCGAAGCACAAGTGGAAGCCGTGCTGGATCAGCATGGTATTTTTTATGACAAGACAGAGACGTGGATAGAGTCGGAAAAGCTCTACGAAATTCTGTTTATTTTCGACATGGAGGCATAAAAACATGGGTAACAAAATCAAGTACAACCTGAAAAATGTGCATGCCGCCGTGCTGACGGAGACTACAACCAGCAACGGCGTCACGTACTCCTATGACACACCGGAGCCCATCCCCGGCGCGGTCAGTCTTTCCCTTGACGCGGAAGGAGAATCAAGCCCCTTCTACGCGGACGGCGTGGTGTATTTCAGATCGGCCACAAACAACGGCTATTCCGGTGAGCTGGAGCTGGCCCTAATTCCTGAGTGGTTCCGTACAGATATTCTGCAGGAAACGTTGGACAACAAAGGCGTCCTTCTGGAACGCAGCGATGTTGCAGAATCCGTGAAATTCGCACTTCTGTTTGAATTTGACGGTGATGTAAAGGCAATTCGCCATGTGCTGTACTGTTGCAGCGCGGCCCGACCGTCCATCGAATCTGAGACCAAAGAAGACACCATCCAGCCCGGCACTGAGAAGCTGTCCATCACAGCGGATCCTCGTAGCGATGGTCTTGTAAAGGCCAGAACCGGCGACACCACTGACAGCGCCACCTACAACGGCTGGTACAGCGCGGTCTATTCCAGCTCCGGTAGCACCGATAATGGAGGCAGCAGCTCATGATTATTAAAGAAATCGAGATCAGCGGCGTAAAGGTAGCCTTCAAGTCATCTGCCGCTGTGCCCCGCCTGTACAGGGCAAAATTCCAGCGTGACGTGTTTAAGGACTTTGCCAAGCTGGAGAAAGCATTCAAGAACAAGACTGAAGATGGTGAGAACATCCCCATCGAGGATTTAGAGCTGTTTGAAAACCTTGCCTACATCATGGCCTTGGCCGCTGACAGCACCGTCCCCACTGACATCGATGAATGGCTGGATCAGTTCGACATGTTTTCTATCTACGAGGTGCTCCCTGAAATCATCGAACTGTGGGGCACCAACATGCAGACGGATGTAACCGTTAAAAAAAACAAAATCCCAGCACCCGTGAAATGACCACGGCGCTGTTCCTCCTGCGGGCAGTCGAGCTGGGTATCAGCATCGGAGACCTTGACCTGCTCACCATCGGGCTCGTTCTCGATATGTGGAGCGAAAAGGCAAACGATAACGTGACCTATAGCAAGGTCGCCACGCAGGAGGATTTCGACCGCTTCTAAGGGAGGTGAACAGTGATGGCAAGTAGAATAAAGGGTATTACCGTAGAGATCGGTGGCGATACCACTGGTCTCGAAAAAGCCTTAAAGGGTGTCAATAGTTCCATAAAAACGACGCAGTCAGCATTGAAGGACGTGGAGCGCCTTTTGAAGCTCGACCCTACGAACACTGAGCTGTTGACCCAGAAACAAAAGCTCCTGAAGGACGCCATCGCCTCCACCAGTGAAAAGCTGGAGACCCTGAAGGAAGCACAAAAGCAGGCAAAAGAGCAGCTGGAACGCGGTGAGCTCGGACAGGACAAATATGATGCCCTCCAACGCGAAATTGTCGAAACCGAGCAAGAGCTCAAGCGCCTGCAGGAACAGGCAGCGACCACCAGCGTGACGTTGGAAAAGATCGCGGCAGCCGGGGATAAGTTTGAAAAGGCCGGAGATAGCATTACAAATGCAGGAAAGCAAATCTCCGTAGCCTCGGCAGCAGTTACCGGCCTCGGCGTAGCTGCCGTAAAGACAGCTGCAGACTTTGATAGCGCCATGGCCAATGTGGCTGCAATCTCCGGTGCAACCGGAGACGACCTGCAGGCCCTGCGGGACAAGGCCCGCGAGATGGGCGAAAAGACCAAGTTCAGCGCATCCGAAGCAGCGGACGCCATGTCGTACATGGCGATGGCAGGCTGGAAGACCGGAGACATGCTCTCCGGCATTGAGGGCATCATGCACCTTGCAGCAGCATCCGGTGAAGACCTCGCCACGACATCGGACATCGTCACGGACGCCCTGACGGCATTCGGTCTGACGGCGGAAGACTCTGCACATTTCGCAGACATCCTCGCTGCAGCGTCCAGCAACGCAAACACCAATGTCAGCATGATGGGCGAGACATTCAAATACTGCGCTCCTGTCGCAGGAGCCCTCGGCTATTCCGCAGAGGATGTTGCTGAGGCAATTGGCCTCATGGGCAATGCCGGTATCAAGAGCACCCAAGCCGGTACAGCCCTCCGAACCATGATGACTAAGTTGCAAGGAGAACTGAAGCTATCCGGTGAAGCTCTCGGTGAGGTCACGATCCAAACGGCAAATGCAGATGGCAGTATGCGCGAGCTTTCAGATATTCTGGCAGACTGCAGAACTGCCTTTTCGAAGATGTCTGAATCTGAGGCAGCAGCGGCTGCGGAAACGCTCGTTGGCAAGAACGCCATGAGTGGCTTCCTTGCCCTCATGAACTCGGCACCCGGAGACATTGACAAGTTGCGCAACGCCATCGATAACTGTGACGGATCTGCTGAAAACATGGCAGCTATCATGCAGGATAACCTGAACGGACAGCTCACGATCCTCAAAAGCCAGCTGGAAGAGCTGGCCATTTCTTTTGGCGAAATGCTGATGCCCGTAATCCGCAAGGTCGTCACCGCTGTACAGGGATTTGTAGATAAGCTGAACAACATGGATGAAGCGCAACGGAAAACCATCATAACCATCGGACTGGTGATCGCAGCCCTCGGCCCCTTCCTCGTAATCCTTGGTACGGTAATATCCACCGTGGGTAAGAGCATGAAGGCTTACGCGAGCGCTACAAAGGGCATCAAGAAACTGATGGTAGCCGTGAAGAGCGGCACCGGCATCTTCGGAAAGTTGGGTACAGCCCTCGGCGGGATCAGCGCACCGGTACTGGCTATCGTCGCCGTTATCGCCGTACTGGTTGCAGCTTTCACTCACCTGTGGAAAACAAACGACGGTTTCCGCGAGAACATCATTGCCACATGGACACAGATCAAAGAGAGGGTCAGCAACTTCTGCCAAGGCATCGTTGACCGGCTGAACTCTCTTGGCTTCGAGTTCAGCAGCATCACCGAAGTGCTGAAAGCAGTGTGGGACGGTTTTTGCAATCTGCTGGGCCCTGTGTTTGAAGGCGCATTCAGGTTTATATCAGACACGCTTTCGACGGTACTGGACGTAATCCTGAATACCGTGGACTTCTTTATTGCCGTTTTTAGCGGAGACTGGGAAGGTGCGTGGGAAGCCGTGAAGAACATTTTTAGCAGCATCTGGAACGGACTCGTCTCATGGTTTACGAACATCCTCGAAACCATCAAGGGCGTGCTGGATGTGGCCCTCGGCTGGATCGGAACCAGCTGGGAGCAGGTGTGGACAAACGTGAAAAACTTCTTCACCAACATCTGGAACGGCATCAAGGCCTTCATATCCAGCACCATCAACAGCATTTCGACCACGATCTCTAATGTAATAACCGGCATAAAGACCACGGTCAGCAACGTGTTTTCCGCAATAAAAACCACGATAAGCAATATTTTTAACGGCATTAAGGACACCGCGACCAGCGTATGGAACGCCATCAAGACGGCGATCACGACACCCATCGACAATGCCAAGGAAAAAGTGAAAGCAGCCATCGACGCAATTAAGGGCTTCTTCTCCGGCTTGAAGCTGGAGCTACCCCACATTAAGCTGCCGCATTTCAGCATTTCCGGCTCCTTCTCGTTGAGCCCGCCTAGCGTACCACACATCAACATCGACTGGTATAAGTCCGGTGGCATCATGGCAGGCCCGACGATCTTCGGCATGAACGGCAGCAGCCTTATGGCCGGAGGCGAGGCAGGCAAAGAAGCCATCCTCCCGCTCACCGAGTTTTACTCGAAGTTGGAGAGCATCCTCACCAGTCGACTAAACACCGGAACCATGGAGAGATACCTCGCGGTTATAGCAGCCAACAGCGGCAAAGGCATCTACCTTGACGACGGTACCCTTGTCGGACACCTGTTACCTGCCATTGACAGCGGTCTGGCCAACTACAGCATACGCGCAAGGAGGGGTAACCGATGAGTATTTTCCTAGGCGCTACCATCAACGACGAGCACACCCTCCGGGACTGGAAGGCTGCCATCACAAACGCCGACGTTATTTCCGTACCGGAAGCGAATACCGTCATACTAGAAGTACCCGGAAGGAACGGAAACCTCGATCTGTCCGAAGCCCTGACAGGCGACGTCACCTACCGGAACCGCGAGATAAAGCTGGAGCTGGCAAGCAGCGTCAACCTCCAGACGTGGTACCAAAAGTGTCTTCACATTTTCAATACCTACCACGGCAAGACCGTAACCATCATCTTCGACGATGACAGCACACATTACTACACCGGCAGAGCTTCCGTTTCTGACCCCCAACGGGTACGCAACGGAGGGGCCTTTATATTCACCGTAAACGCGGATCCTTTCAGATATTCCATCACGGAGAAGATCGTGACAGCAGCGGTATCATCATCTGTATCATCAGCGACGAAGACGATCACAAATAGCGGCCGCATGCCGGTGTGCCCGACGATCACAGCGTCAGAAGCCTGCCAGATGGTGACCGGTGGGATCACGTATTCGCTCCTGCAGGGAACGCAGACGATCCCGGCCTTCATCCTGCCGGAGGGTGACACTACTGTGCAGCTTACGATTACCGGAGGCGGCACCGTGAGCTTTACGTTCAGGGAGGGCTGGCTATGATCCAGATGTTTTGCGACGGCGTCCTCCTGTACGATCCCCGCAGCGCGGACTACATCGTAGCGGAACCGAAGTGCGAGCTGGAGGTAAACAAGACCGGCAATCTCACGTTCAGGATTGCACCGACGCACCCGCTCTACGGACAAATCCAGAAACTGAAATCCGAGATTACGGTGTATCAGGACAACGAGCGCCTCGGCGCTTTCCGCGTCCTGAACGTAGAGCAGGACTTCAATAACATAAAGACCGTCACCTGCGAGGGCGAGCTGGCCTACCTTCTCGATAGCATACAACGGGCAGCCGAATACCACGATGTGACCGTGGCAGAATATTTCGCCATCGTCATCGCAAATCACAATGCGGACGTGGACAGCAGCAAACAATTCACGGTCGGTTCTGTCACAGTCACCGATCCCAACGACAGCTTGTACCGGATTCATAGCTACGAAAACACGTGGGAGTGCATTGAAGACAAGCTGCTCGACCGGCTCGGCGGATATATCCGTATTCGCATGAGCGGCAACACCCGCCTGATCGATTACGTTACCAGCTACGGAAACGTGAACCCCCAGATCATTCGCTTCGGAGAAAACATCCTCGACCTCGTGCGCGAGGTGCGCGGAGAGAACGTGGCCACCGTACTTGTGCCGCTGGGAGCGGCAGACGAAGAGACCGGCGAAAAGTTGACGGTCAAGTCTGTCAATGACGGGCTGGACTACATTGAGGACACCGAGGCCATCCAGACCTACGGCAGGATCGTGAAAACCGTGGAGTTCGACGATGTGACTGTGGCATCCAATCTGCTGACAAAAGGCTACTCAGAGCTTGCCAAGGTGAGCAAGCCCACCATCACCCTCACTATGACAGCAGTCGACCTGCATCTGGTGGACGTGAACATTGAACGGATAAAGATCGGAGACAGCATCCGCGTCCTCTCGGAGCCCCACGGGTTGGACGAATACATGATCGTCCAAAAGCTGCAGATTGACTTCCAGCACCCGGAAAATTCCGTGGTAACCCTCGGAGCCGTAAAGCAGACGCTGGACGATAACGTCGGCAAGAGTAAGTCTGAACCGTTGGATGCCATCATCGCACAGCAGGTAGCCATGCAGCAATCCATCTCCACTGTGCAGACAACAGTACAGGAATGCTATTCGGAGATCAGTAAGACGGCGGAAGAAATCCGAACCAAGGTCAGTGAAAACTACCTTGCCAAGAGCGAGCTGGAGACGATCCAGCGAGATTTCCAGACCAGCATCACCCAGAGCGCCTCGGAGATCCGCATGGACTTCACGGCCATCACCAACGAGATCACCAATAAAGTGGCCGAAAACCAGCAACTGCTACAGGAATATATCCGCTTCAAGGGAGCGCTGATTGAGCTAGGCAAGGTCGGCAACGCCTTCACCGCAGAGCTATCCAATGAGAAGCTGTCCTTCAAGGAAAACGGTCAGGAGATCGCCTTCATATCCAATCAGGCGCTGGTCATTACCAACGCAGAAATACGAAACCGCCTTTCCCTCGGTACAGCCGAGCGAGGGTGGTTTGACTTTATCCCCAGAACCACCGGCAACCTTTCCATTCAGTGGAGAGACCCCGTAACATAAGGAAGTGAGAACACATGGCAAGAGGCAATAGCGGCACAATAAGCGTTACCGGCACCAAGAACATGAGTGCTGTTCTGTATTGGTCGGAGACATACGACGTAGCAAGCAACACCCACGTCGTCAGCATTGACAACATCACCTTCAAGTCCAGTAACTGGTATGGCTTTACGTACTATTTGAAGGGCACCATCAGCGTAAACGGAACGCAAGTGTTCTCCTGCACATCGGCATCCGGCTCTCACCATGTCCGCATTGATAGTCAGAACGCCGAATACAGCATCGTGGCATCATCCGGTTATTCCAGCCCACCATGGAAGAGCGGCAGTATAACCGGCAACACGGACGGAACAAAGTCTGTCACCATATCCTTCAGCTTCGACGGATACACCACGGACGAGAGAGGCGCAAACGGCTTCAACACGACCGGTCAGGCCACGGTGGCTCTGTACACGATACCGAGAAAATCCTCCTGCAGCATGTCAGCGACGAACCTCGGTAGCACGGGCACGATCAGCATAAGCCGCGCATCCAGCAGCTTTACCCACACACTGACGTACACCTTCGGCAATGCAACCGGTACGATTGCCACGAAGACCAGCAGTACTTCCGTAAGCTGGACACCTTCCCTGACGCTAGCAAACCAGATCCCGAACAGCACCAGCGGTAAAGTGACTATCACCTGCAGTACGTACAGTGGAAACACCCTGATCGGCAGCACGACTTGCACGGCAACTCTTTCGGTGCCGAGCTCCGTGGTACCGACGCTGACCTCACTGACGGCCACAAGAGTGGACGGAACCGTGCCCTCCTCGTGGGGCATCTACGTGCAGAACAAATCCAAAGTAACGCTGACGATTAACGGAGCCGCAGGTAGCAGAGGATCTACAATCAGTGCATACAGCATTACCGGTGGAGGATATTCCGGTACATCCAGCAGCTTGACAACCGGTCTGCTGACCACATCCGGTACAATATCATTCACCGCAAAAGTGAAAGACAGCAGAGGTCGCTGGTCAGCGGAAAAGACGGTGTCCATTTCCGTCGTAGCATATTCGCCCCCAACCTTCACCAACTACCTGACGCAGCGATGCAACAGCAGCGGGACGGTAACGACTAACGGCACCTATGGCCGAGGGCTAATCAATTTCACCTACGCAAGCTGCAGCGGAAAGAACACTATCACCACGGCTGTGGCGTATAAGCGGAGCAGCGAATCCAGCTACACGACAACCAGCGTGACGTTCTCCTCTGGGACGGCCTTCATCTTTGGCGGAGGAAACCTGTCTACGGATTATTCTTACGACATCCGCTACACTCTGACTGATGTCTTCGGCAGCATTATCGTCGTGGACAGCATATCCACGGCCAGCGTCCTTATGGATTTCAAAGCCGGAGGAACTGGCATCGGCGTGGGGAAAGTAGCCGAGACGGATAACCTCTTTGATGTAGGCATGAACGCAAAATTCCGTGGCACGGTCTCCGGCAAAGTGGCCTCCCTTGACGGGTACGACAGCGTCATCGCTTCCGATTTCAATGACTATAAAGAAGTGGGAATATACATCGTCAGTAGCGATGAGGAGATGCAGAACATTGCAAACCGGCCCTGCGATAATGCTGGCACTCTCTACGTGAAGAACTCGTTCAACGATGGAAAGAGCACCACCAGCACGTGGGTGTATCGCTTGCAGATATACATCCCGCACACCGGCAGCGACATCTTTTTGCGGAAGCTGACCGTAGAATCCACGGCAGGCTCATGGACATACGGAGAATGGAATGACATAGGCAAAAACATGTCTGTCGATCATGCCACCAGTGCCGACAGTGCCACTAAAGCAACCAAAGACGGAAGCGGAAATACAATCTCGTCCACATATTTAAAGCGGTCCGGCGGCACGGTAACAGGAACATTGACACTATCAAAGACAACCGATGCATCCGGTACGGCAAACAATAGCCCCGCGCTGATAGTCGGAGGTGCGGCTACAGCAGCACACATTGAGATGGATGCCAATGAGATCATGGCAAAGGCCAGTGGAACAACAACCGCAGCCCTTTACATCAACGATCAGGGCGGCTCAGTTTACATCAACGGCTATAACACCTTCTGGACGACCTGCATCGGCTACGGCAGTATGTCGCAAAACGGCACATTCTCCGGGACGATACCGGCAGACACGAGGCTGTTTGTTATTGCCTTGTACGATGACTCGTATTCTGCATGGTACACAATGGCAGTTCCTAAGAACAGTTTTACAAGCGGCTCAACGCTGCACCTCAAAGCAACGAGCGATTATTATACCTTTAAGATCAACGTCAGCGGCACGTCCGCTACACTCACGAAGGTCGGCTCGGGAACCAAGACGGTGTATTTCATTGCAATCAGATAGGAGAAAGCAGCATGAAAGTAAACCTTGATGAAAACGGCTATGTCCGGGAATGGGCGCTGGTCGGTGACAACGGCGGAATAGATGTACCGGAACCGGAGGATCTTGAGAAATTCATGGCTTGTGCGACCGGGTACAAGGTCGTGGATGGCCTCCTCCAAAAGGACGACACGCGAGACCGGGCCCAGCGCATTGAAAAACAAAAGGAAGCTCTTCGGCAGCAGCGCGAGACCGAATGCTTCCCGGTCATTAACAGAGGCTGGATGTGGTACTCCAGCCTTAATCTTTTACAGTGGATCGAGCTGAAAAAGTGGTATTTGGGATGGCTGAACGTTACAGAGACACTGTGCGCCCCGGAACGCCCCTCATGGATGGATAACATAGACACATCTGCCATACCGGATCGCCCGATATGGTTATAGCGAGGTGATGAAACATGTGGCGCGGAACCACACCAATGCATATTTTCACCCTCCCAGTCGGGGTGAAATTGACAGATTTCTCAGCCGTTTTTATTACTTATTCTCAAAATGGAGAAACCATTTTGGAGAAAACGGAGGCTGATCTCACGCCAACAGAGACCGGATTCACAGTCACCCTTACACAGGCGGATACACTTCTATTCACGCAGGGGCCTGTAAAAATCCAGTTGCGCGCTAAAAAGCCAACCGGAGAGGCCGTCGCTTCAGACATCATATCTTCGACGGCAAAAGAGGTTTTGAAGGATGGAGAGATATGAGAATTCGAGTCACATTTTCCGAAATGCCAGACCGTTTTGCACTTGGGCTAAATGAGCAGGAAAGCTTCGCTCTAAAATTTGATGAGGGAATGCTATGCCACTGTGTGCCCTATGAGGGAAGTTACGACATTAGGCCGGGTCTGTTGGCGCAAACGCTCCCCACAAACGACAGGCATTTGCACGAAGATATTCTTGTACGTGCAATTCCGTATACGGAGGTCAGCAATATTCAGCATGGCCTCACAGCAATAATAGGAGGAAATTAAAATGGAAGACGCCACCAAAGCATCGACGATGGATTCGGGTAGAACGACAACCACCTACATCAACAAGGTTATTTATGGCACCGAGGTTTTGATCGATCTCACCGGAGATACCGTAGTTGCCGACAAGCTCATGTCAGGATACGTAGCCCACGATAAAAGTGGCGCACCTATCACTGGTACCTGCGATTTCGATGTAAACACACAGGATGCTACAGCGACAGCAGCAGAACTTCTTTCCGGAAAGACAGCCTATGTACGAGGTACAAAGATTACCGGTACGATGCCGAACAAAGGAGCGGTCACCGGTGAGATCGATTCTGTCGACGAGAATTACACAATCCCGATGGGTTTTCACGACGGATCAGGAAAAGTAAACATCTCAGCAGCGGAAAAGGCGAAAATCGTTGCGGGGAACATCAAGTCCGGTATTGAGATACTGGGAGTTACCGGCACTTATTCCGGCGAATCCATCACTGCACAGAGCAAGACAGCGGTTCCGTCTCTCTCAACACAGACGATTCAGCCTGACACCGGCTATGACTATCTGTCAGCGGTGACGATTAGTCCTATACCGTATACCGAGACAGAAAACAGTGCAGGCGGATTAACTGCCACAATAGGATAAGGACTATGGCAATAAACAAAGTGGTATATGGAACGACAGTGCTCGTGGATCTGACAAATGACACGGTGAGACCGGAATCAATGCTGCTGGGTACGCGAGCCCACGCTTGTAACGGTGACATGATTGAAGGTACTCTGAACAGGAGCCAAACCGGGATCCTTGTTCAGATCGAAGGTGTAACACCAGCTTATATCAGCGCGAAGTCAGTTGCCATTGATCTGAGCGAATTTACATCGATATATCAACAAATCACGGGCGAACAGATCATTGTTGAATTTACGCATCTCGACCTGTATGCGCCCGGACTAATTCTCGGCGGCAGCATAGATACCGAAATTACGCTTTCGTATGAGGCAAGCACCGGAATCATTACCCTCAGTACAACAGAGAGCATTTTTCAGAGTTCTGTTAAGTGCGTGGCTAATGTATATATAACGGAACAGGTCCCAAGCATCATTAAGCCGGAGCAGACGAAATCGACTTCTCCAAGCACCGATCAAATCACAATCAACCCGGATTCCGGATATACATTGTCCAGCGTTACCGTAGAGCCTATAACAGGCACATTGCTATCTTCGCTGAATACGGATTTCCGCGCGGACAATATCCGGAAAGACATTGACCTGTTTGGTATCACCGGAACGCTCGACCCCAGCGGCGGTAGCTTTAACCCGTATCCGTGGAAGGATATCGAAGTAGGAACGATCACGCCTTCGTCAAATACAAGCACCCTTAATATCAATGAAAGTAAAGGGACTCCGCTTGCTCTGGTAATATCCCTCGCTGATATGAACGGCATATCCCAATCGAACAATGCGATATATAACGCGAGCTTCTCAACGAGCAATGTAAAGGCAAATCCCGCTCACATCGTTGTATATCAAGGCACATTAAGCGTAGGCACAAGTACAAGTTACCCCACCTATAGTAATGGGGCATTCAATTTGAACAAGCAGCTCAAAGCTGGTTGGACATACAACTATATGGTTGCATATGGCTGATAAATAGAAGGGAGAAAGATAATGAAAGAATTCTGGAACAGCGTCCAGCTCGTGTTTACCGCCATCGGAGGATGGCTCGGCTGGTTCCTCGGAGGCTGCGATGGCCTTCTGTACACCCTGATCGCCTTTGTGGTGATCGACTACATCACCGGCGTCATGTGCGCCATCACCGATCACGCCCTTTCCTCGGCAGTGGGATTCAAAGGCATAGCCCGGAAAATTCTCATTTTTCTGATGGTGGGCATGGCAAATATCCTTGACGTTAACGTCATCGGCACCGGCAGCGTCCTTCGGACAGCTGCTATTTTCTTTTATCTGTCCAACGAAGGCGTAAGCCTGCTAGAGAACGCAGCGCATCTTGGACTGCCGGTACCCGGCGCAATCAAAGAAGTACTGGAGCAGCTCCATGAGAGAGCAGAACACGGAGGAGATGATAACGATGAGTAAAGCAAGTGAGATCGTAGCCATTGCGCTGGCACAGATTGGCTATAAAGAAAAAGCCAGCAACAAAAACCTTGACGATCCTGCTGCCAATGCAGGCTCCGCCAACTGGACAAAGTATGCTCGCGACCTTGCGTCTGCGGGATATTATAATGGCAACAAAAATGGCTTCGCGTGGTGCGACGTCTTTGTCGACTGGTGCTTTTTCAAGGCATACGGCAAGGACGAAGGCCAGCGCATCCAGTGTCAGACCGGCCCCTACGGTGCAGGCTGCACCTACAGCATGCAGTACTACCAACAGCAGCGTCGCTGTGACAAGAACCCCAAGGTGGGCGATCAGATATTCTTCCGCTACAGTGGTAGCAACGGAGCCGACCACACCGGCATCGTCGTGGAGGTTAGCTCCAGCCAGATTGTGACGGTCGAAGGCAACAGCGGCAATCAGGTGAAGAAAAACACCTACGCCCGCAGCAACAGCACCATCATCGGCTACGGCCACCCGCTGTACAGTGAGACCGACACCGAGGAAACGAAGGCCGAGACGGCAGCAACTCCGGCACCTTCAGAACAGACCTCGACCGCTGCGATCGTGCTCGGCAGCACCGTGGCCTTCAGAGCCAGCGCCGATAGGTACACCCCCAACAGCGCCCTGATTCCAGACTGGGTGAAGACAGACTACAATCACATCGTCACCCAGGTGACCGTAAACGGAAAGCCCTTCAACAAGGGCGGAAAGACCTGTGTACTGCTCGGCAAGAAGGTCAAGAAATCTGGCGGTGATCCCGTTGCAGGCGTGAATACTTGGACGGCGGTGGACAACCTCACCGTTGTTGGCAGAAAGACCGAGGATCCCAAGCCGCAGCGCACCTACACCGTCAAGAGCGGCGATACGCTCTGGGGGATCGCCAAGAAGGAACTTGGCAGCGGCGCACGATACACCGAGATCGTGCAGTTGAACGGTCTGAAGACCACCACCATTTACAGCGGGCAGAAATTAAAGCTGCCCGAAAATAAGGAGAAAAGAGGCTTATCTCATGACTATACACAGAATGCGTACCGTCAGTGAATCGGTGGAAATTATCAAGGAAATTGACCAGGACTCGGCTATCACCGCAAATTGCATCCGTTCTCTCTGCAAGGACGGCAAGGTACACTGCGTGTTCACAGGCAAAAAGGTTCTGGTGGATCTTGATGATCTTATCAAATATTTCTCAGGCGAAAGCGAAAATATTGCTTGACTTTCCAGCATTTCTCGGGCTTCCTTTGTTGTTGCCAAGGGCTTGCAATAACAAAATAACGGAGGAATCAATATGGCAACAATCACAAAACGAATGACGAAATCCGGTCCCAGCTACCGAATACAGGTGAAGATGAAGGACAAGGGCAGCGGCAAACTGAATGTCTACTCGACCACATGGCGTCCGCCAGCAGGACTGACGCAAAAGCAGATGGAACGGGAAGTCGTCATATACGCAGACAAATACGAATCCGAGCTGAAGATGTCCCTCACCGCGCCTGGCGCGGAGGGCATCTCGCCCGATATCACATTGGGCGAATACGCAAACTGGTGGCTGGAGCGGAGAAAGGATGAACTGTCGGCCAGCTACTATGTGAACTGTCAGACGGCCATCAAGGATATCGCCGCCAGCATCGGCGGGTACAAACTGCGCGAACTCAATCCCACCATCATACAACGCTTCTATGATCAGCTTGACAAAAAAGAAAAGACGGTCACAACGGTGACCGCCAAACCGGAACTGCGGGAGGCAATGCAGGAAGCGAAGATGGGTTTCCGAAAACTACGATTTGAAATGGACTTCAACTGCTGCACGCTGACGGCAGCACTGGCGGGAAAGACCATCAGTCTGGAATACGCGGAGCGGTTAGCGGCCTGCCTTGGACGCAGCACCACATCACTGTTCAATGTTACAAAGAGAAAAGAACCATACGCCTACGAAACAATGCACAAAATTAAACGAACACTGCGCGCCATACTATCTCACGCAAAGAAGCAACGCCTCATCAACGATAACTATGCCAGCGCAGACTACATAGACTTCCCGAAGCGGCCATCAAAGGAGATCGACTACATGAACGATGAAGACGCCAAGAAATTCTATGCAGCAGCAGATGCATATCCGGATATACGATACAAAACAGCGGCAATGATCCTGCTGCTAACCGGAATGCGACGCGGTGAGCTCTGCGGATTGGAATGGTCGAACATCGATTTCAAAGAGGCTACCATCACCATCGAGCGATCAGTCACGACGGTGGCGGGCATCGGCGTTGTAGATAAGGAACCCAAAACAGAGAGCAGCAAGCGCGTGATTGCTATATCGGATAAGCTTCTGTCGGTGCTGAAGGAATACAAGGTATGGTACGATCAGTACCGCTACGACATGGGCGATCGGTGGAAAGAAACAGACCGACTGTTCATCGCGGAGTGCGGCGCACAGATCTATCCCGGCACCGTGTACACATGGGTGCATAAGGTGTGTGACGCGGCAGGACTGCCCCACAGGACGGTGCATTCCTTGCGGCATACCAACATCACCATGCAGATCGCAGCGGGCGTGCCGCTGGTCACAGTGGCCGGTAGAGCAGGACACGCGCGAACAAGCACCACAACGGACATCTACAGCCACTTCCTAAAAAGCTCCGATAAAATAGCCGCCGAAAAGTTGGAGCAGATGTTCGAATAACTAAGCAAAAAGGGCGATGACCATAACGGCCATCGCCCCAATTTTTATGTAATTGGGATTATATCCCCAGCTCCTTAATTTCCTCCAAGGTGATTTTTAAGGCCCCAGTAGCTCTGGAAATTTCATCGTCAATATTGGATCGAAGCAGTATCCCTTTATGGGGACTTTTCCTGCTCGTATCAATCCCCTGCTCGTTTAAGATTCGTTTGGCATCAAAACCTAATTTGCCAGATACCCTCAGCACTTTATCTTCAATTTCGACAAGTCCAGAATTGTTTCTTAAATAATAAGCGGCAACTGCAAGTTCCATGTCATGGGTGTATTTTGGAGAGGAACCGGTTGAGTTAATACCAATAGCATATTCGGCATGGATTGGTGATGCTGCGATTAGAGCTTTTTTAGAGCACAGCTCAATAATGTCTACGTCTGCGAGCGATCTGTTTAAAAAGTCTTCAAATGTGGCACCAAAGCGTTCATATGCTTTGATGAGCATGTACTGAACGACAAACTTGTTTTCACCCAAGGGAGAACCATCGTCAGGTTTGATTTTTTTGTATACTGTGTTATTAGCGTTTGGCACCAAGAAATAATTGATTGGATCAAGACAGCGCAGAAAATGAGCAACGGCAACAGCCTTTTCGCCATTAGATAGTTGATCTTTGTTTTTTCGGATTTTACATCCTGCAATCGCATCAAAAGACCAGTCACTCTCTTCACCAAGCTTAAAAATGTTTTTCACATCAACGGCGGGAGAATCCTTGTATGGCATATCTTTAACTGAAATAATATGTGCTAAATACCAACCAGGTGTATAGAATTTCGCATTGTACGGTTTTTGATTATAAGCAGACAATCTTTTTTCCACGGGAGTTAAACCGAACAGAGAACTAAGATAGAATTCGCGATTTGTAACCAGCATATCCCAAAAGTCTTGCTTGTCAGGAACAAAACCATTGAGCGCCATAGTCATGATGATTCGAGCAAAATGGTTACTGCAAAATGCATAGCTATAATTCCCGGATGTTGTCAGCGCATTTCTTCTGTTGTTCCAATTGCCGGCTGTGCCTTCAGATTCATACAGACGTGACAATAATACGGCGCCATCCTGTTCTGCATACCATGAAAGTAGATCATGCCACTCTTTTATTGCTTGGGTAATTACAGCTGCGTTGGAGTCTTTAGGGTCGCTGGGGTAAGGAACAGTGATGCAATCATAATATAACTCTTCTGGTGTTAATGCTTTTCCAGCAGGAACACCCTTGGTCAGAGAACTGCGTTTTTCTTGTAAAAATTCTTTGATGGTCATAGCATTAACTCCTGCAATCAAAAGTTTACGGTACATTCCTATAGGAACACATTGTCGTTGCGTATTAGTAAAAGGCTCATTTGAGCAACAGACAAATGAGCCTTTTGGCACGCCCGGCGCGATTCGAACGCGCGACCTTTCGCTTAGGAGGCGAACGCTCTATCCTGCTGAGCTACGGGCGCATATTATGAAATTTAGGTAAATTAGGCTTTGAAGGCATATCCCTTGCATTTTCCCGAAAAGGCGCCAAAGGGTACCAAACAGGGTGCCAAACTGCCGGAGGTTTCCAAGCAAGGTCACGAAATCGGCGTTTTTCTCGCGTTTTCGCGTATTCCCTCGTCTGTCAAGAAGATAGAGCAACACCTTAGGAGGCGAACGCTCTATCCTGCTGAGCTACGG